GGGGTCCATGGACCCCTTCTCCATCGTATTAGATGGAGACCCACCTGGTCTGGATGTCGACGGACTCAGGACGTCCAGCACGCAGCAAGTGCTTCCTGTCGGTGACTGGCAAGTCACCGCGCTTAAGGAAGAACTTCATGAGCGCGCCCTTGCCGGACAATCTGTCCGGTGGGAGCTCACTCGTCACGGCATGAGCCTTAACCATAGGCTTATGCAGTGTCGGGTGAAGACGTTGAGCCATTACTGGCTCATACGTCCAACGCCCAAGCACATCACTCCCGACAGGCACCTCAGGGTAGAACTTGAGGTGTGATCGGGCTACCTGATCGAGGTAGTCCACGGCCCTCTCATAGCCAGCTGCGAACAGCTGATTACGAAGAGAGATCAGGGAAACGATGCGGTCTGCTTGCTTGTGTGACGTGGGGAACTCTCTACGAACGCGCACTGGAGTGATCCAATGCCCGCCATAGTAGTCTCCACCGCAAGACTCGCGGAACCGGCCGGTTCCAAACGACTTGCGAGAGTTCACTTTTAGCCCAAAGGCCTCAAGTGTCTCTGTCACACTGCGCATCATGTCCACAGGAACGATAATATCGTCCCCGTAGACGCGCACACTACCCCTCATCCTTCTAACGAGGGAGGGGGTCACTCGGGTGTTGAGCTTCCGCGCAATCCCCATGAAGACGAGAGTCGTAAAGACCATCGCCTCCATAGGGAAGCACAAAGCTGAACCCATAGACGCGAACTTGGCCAGGGGAATGATTCCCAGGCCAGTCACACTCGCTGTCGTACTACGACAAGCTTGTACCGCCCCAAGCAAGTGGGGGTGGTGACGAAGCATTGTCCCGACAACGAGGTTCGAGACACGGTCGGATGCCTCGCTCAAATCGAGCGTGGCCAGAGATCCATCGAGGGAGCCCTTGCGGGCCAATTCCCTGTTTGGGTTCTGGTCAAGGTATCCGAGTATGGAGGAGAGGAGGTTATCCCTCTCAATTCCATCGGTGATCACTTCGAGTAGAGCTTGCTGGCAGTATTGCATCCAGCTCGGCTCAATCGCAATGATCCGCGGTGTCTTGAGCGTCTTAGGAACAGGAGTCACCCTCACGGGCGGCTCCGCTCCAGGTTCGATGAAGTCGACAGACTGGAGCTGGTCATGCCAGCTCCAATTCGGGAAGAGGAACTCCCCAGCTGGGAAGTACTCTTCGAGTCGGTAAGTCCACTTGTTGGACCGGTATTTGGCGTTAGCCGTCAACCGATCCGCAGTGGCACCCGGCCCGTGCTTGGGGATTAGCTCACCATCATAGACTTTCTGGTCTATGCGCGTGAACAAGTCTCCGAAGATCACCAGAGCTGCAGAAGAGAGCTCGTCCAAATCCATGGGCGAGAGTGCATCCTGAGCTTGTCGGACTTCATTCTCACACTCGAGAAAACCGAGCATCGCTGCTTCCACTCTGTGCGGAGCACAAGGCAGAAGCATCTTGCCGAACATGGATGTGAATCCATATACGGCACGAATTGCTTCGATGCTC